CCTTCCAGTCCCCACCCATCATAACCGAAAATTCTTGAGAGATCATACGTTATTTCTTGTGCTGGAGTATGAGGGTCGACACCTCTAACTAAAAACGCAACTTCTAAATTTTGATAATTAGTATGACATTCAATAGGTTTAAACTCAAATGTTCTAATACAATTACATTGATAATTATCATTTAAATAATTAATTACAGTATTATATCCATCAGCCACTTGATTATCATCCGGTTGGTAATCATCTCCATTAAATTCTCTATAGGATTTTAAGGAAATTTCTTGAGTATGAAGTAAGTATTCTTGTATGAAATTTTTTAATACAACATTATTTCCCCCTACCGAATTCGAAATATCAATAAGTTCTGAAATTTTGAATTTTTTTATGACTTGAAAATATTCAATATCAGTAGGGTATTCAATCTTATATGGTTCATTGGGTACATTTATATAAATGTTTGCCGATGATGAAGAATTATTTATATCATCGTAATTCGCATAAGTCACTGTTTTCAACAGTCCACTTCCCCACGTATTTACAAATTCTGTTTCTCCAACATTTGGATCTTCAGATTGAGTTGGATCTTGAAAAGTAAGAAGACTACCTTGTATAATTTCAGAATTTGGTTCAATTAAAATTGGAACTATATAGTCAAAAATCGGATCACTTGGATATTGTGATTTATTGACTTCTATTTTAATAAGGTTTTGACCATCGAAATAAAGTTGTCTACTTGCAAAGTTATTAAGTTTTTGAGCTAAAGTTACACCGTCCGACCAAATTATATTATTATGTGTTATTTTAACTTTTTGTTCACCAGCAATATCAATATAATTTATACCATCGCTAATTTTTAGAATTCTATAAGTTCGAGGTACTCTAGCATTGATATTACCAACAGTTGATCCCGCCAAAAGATCTTGCACAATTTCTCTAAATATTTCTTGATCTATTGGAGACATGTCGTCACCAGTAACTGTAATGGTTTGACTTCCAACCGGAACATACCATGACACAACTGAAGAATCAATTTCTATATCACCGCAATCATCAGTCAAATCAAACTCGGCATTAGAAAATTGTTCATCAATAATTTCACTATTATTATAAAACTCAGATGAGTTCAAATTAACAATTAGTGATGTCCCCAAATCGTTTTGTTGGGTAATCTGAGCCTCATCTCCAGGGATTGGTAGTGCATCACCCTGTTCCGCCTGACATTCACAAGTTGTACAATCAGGATAAGTTATCATAGGTAATGATATAATCAAAGGAGAAACAAACTCACAGTTCTCATTACCACAACCAGAACAAAAACCTGGACATCCAATATTGAAAGTATTTTGTAGACTACTATTTCTGATTCTACAAATAATACGACATAAAAAAGCCAATGCTGATAAAATCAAGTGTCCAATTACAATTACTATCCAAGCAATAGGCGTGAGGATATAAAGTAGTATTTGTAATAAGAAAAACAAAAAATCAAAATCTTTGTGACCATCATTTGTTGGAAATTTGTTGACCTCCGCTTCACATGTTCTGTCTAATATTTTTTTAATCCCTGTGAATTTGTCTTTCACATTCGCCGATTTATATTGATCTATTAAATTACTTACTGTGTATACTTTGTTATACACCATGTTGTAAAAATAATCTTGACAACTTATTGCCACATTTTTGTCGACATAATCAGACCAATTCAAACTAAAAGCATAAGACTTTTGGAACTGTTGATTTTGTGTTGTATTCTCACTCAGAAATGCGGGATCTACTCTACCCTCCTCATCCCACCCATATTCACGTATATTCGGAACTAAAAAGTCGGCCCTTTGAAGAACATCATTAAATTTCTGATTTGTATCATATTCTATTTTGAAACGGTATTTTCCTTCGGTTGGAATTCCAACGCTTGGATCGTTAGATAATATCTGTTCTCCGAATTCGTTTGTTGTTACATAATTCAAATTCATGGGGACTTCAACCAACCATGATCCATCCTCATTGATTACTCGTCCACCATTTTCCAAGTTAAATTGTTCTAGAACGGGATCTCCGTTTTCGTCCACCCCCTCCGTTTGTCTAATTGATAAAATTCTTCCTGGTGATGTTTGACTCCCACATAAATCACCCAACTTTGGTTTTATTTTACAACTTGTAGATCTTGATGATTGATCTTGAATATAATCCCTGTTGGATGAAGAGAATGTTGATCCCATAAACACAGCCTGTGGTGTTATGGTAATTCCTAAATCTCTCAGATCAAAATCTGCTCGAGCAATACCTATTTGACATATTTCGTTGTTTCCCCAAAATGGACTTACATTTACACTTCTTACAAAGTTCACAATTTGCGGTAAACTTTCTAAATCTGTTGAACTTTTGAATCTACCCCCCTCAAACTGACCTTCAGATGCTCTTCCGATTCTTATCAAATCGGATGGTGATAAAGAAAAACAACCCATATCCGATAAGTCCAAATCCACATTTAAAGCAACTTCACCCACAGGTACTCCGACAATCATAAAGTCACCACTTTCATTGGTTTTGGTTGTGAATTTATAATAATTGTCATATACTTCAATAACCTCGGACCTCGTCAAAACATCATTTGCCGATGGAAATGTACCAGTTGCCGCATGTCCAGGATAACTTGGTTCGTAAGGTAATAGATTATATCTAAATCCGTCTTCGTTTTTAGTAGATAAATCTCTATATGGATATAATGTTGATATTAAAGGATTCAGGGAATCAACGTCTGATAATGGAATGAAAACTGAAACTCTTGCATTTGGTATACCATACCCTTTGTTTACAATAACCCTACCTGCAATCACTCCGTAATCGGAGCAATTGCGGTCATAGACATCACTTTGTCTTAATTTTAAAGAAAGTATTTCTAAATAATCAAAATCTTGGTTGAGTTCAAGTTGAATCTGTTGGTCAACTCCTACTTCGGTTCTTATTCTAAAACTTTTTGACATAAGTCGGGCATTTTTTTATAAATACGGAATTTCGTATTTTATAAAATAGTCATATACCAAGAAAAATCATTAGGAGATGTTGACTCCCGAGAAATTTTTTGTTGAAACCAAAATATCTTTACTCGGAAATCTTACTTGACACATTTGGTTTGGTTGAGCAAAGATGGTTTGGTCTATCAATTGAATTTGTTTTGTGGTCTCGTCGGAATATGGTTGACTGATAGGATCTGATGAATATTGACCACCCAACATATTAAACACATTTATTGAGGTGACAGTGATGACACCTGCGACATTTTGAATCAAACTGGTGAGTTCAGCAATATAAACATCTTGACCCATCACTCGGTTGACCGGATCCATATATGTCGAAATTGTATTGACAATATTTGTTATTACTTCCCCTTGATTTTGAACCGCATCCAATACAACTTGAACTTGGAATTTCAAATCGATGACTTGTCCGCTTTCAATGTAAATGTAGTCATTTATCATTCTATAGTTTGAAAGATAATTCGCGACATTTTGTTTGATGGTATTCGAAACTATCGGAGTAAGTTTTCCGTCGGCATCATATGACAACATTTGAATTTTAATTTTGTTGTCTTCTTCTGTGATATTAACTTTTGCAGGACCACCAAATTGTCCTGGCATGGTTTGAATCAAAGATTGATAATCGTTGATTGTAACCGCTCTCTTTTGTGCCGCGAAGTTGTAAGCGACAAAGTTCCTTGCCTCTTCTATGGTTGGTTTGTCAGCCCCGCCAACGGCAGCAACAGGGTTGGTTACTCTCAAGGATCCCCTGACTTGATTATTAATCACACTTGATGGTCCATTAATAGCAAAATCAACATTACCAATCTGAGTAATTATATTTGTACCCAAATTAGTTCCTTTACCACCGCCGACACGGTATTGTATAAACAAAGTTGTATTTGGCTTAAGTGTCGCACCAAGAGAAAAATTATTACTCAAAGTTTGAATATTTGGTAAAACACCTGTGTTAGAAAAACTACTTAATAATTCTTGAGAAGAAGTGGTTCCACCACCAAAAGTCATTTTCAAGAACCCTTCGGGTGTAAATTCTGTGATAAATCTGTTGTTTGTTTGAATATATTTTCCAACTTTGACCCCCGGTTTGTCACTAGGTTTTGTGGAATCTTCCACAAATACACGATCTTCAGCTAATGCGTATACCTCATACCATTTGTCAGTAGATGATATAAATTCGGCGTTTGATGGAACATTTGCGTAGTTTGTACCATCTTTTTGAATTACAGAGGTCACCCCCAACACATTTCTTTCAGGTAAAAATATATTCAAAAATGGTTTTGAATCAGCAGGTGTTACGACTCTCTTGAATACTTTTGTAATACCATTTATGACTGGTTCCCTTTTAGTAATTGTATAATTTATAAGAACATTATTTGCATCAAAATTTGGTGTTTTGGTTCGGTTGGTAAACCCTTGGGAATTATATTGCGAAGAGAAATCACAATCATAAATTAATTCGAAAGTTTGACCACCACCAATAACCTGACTTCCCCTTCTGAGAACCCCCAAATATCTTTCATCCTCTTTATCACCAAAAGCCGGTACAGTAATTGATATATCCGCAACCGCCACTGAAGGTCTATTACCAGGAATCTTCAAACCATATGTTCTTGCGATATTAAAAACAGAAGATTTTTGTTGAGCAAATTGTAACACGGTTTCCTGTATACTACGGTCAATTTGGTAATTCAAATTGTCTGCAACACCAGCATTTAGATCCAATAATACTGAGAAAATGGATGCATCATTGAAATTATCAATGACATCAGGATAATATTGTCTAACATAATTAATGAGGTCGGATCTCACCGCCTCAAAATCCCTACTTGTATATGGTATTCTACTATTTGCCATTTTAGATATTAAGTATTACAAAATCTTTTGTTTCAAATGCATCTGAGGTTATGGTGAAAGAAATTTTTACTTTCGCAGTATATTCTTGAACACCTTGTCCAGCTGTTCTATAAATATCAAATATTTTATATTCAGGTTGGTCACTTACATATTCCCCATTAGCAAAAGTTTCAGTGTCTTGCCAAAGAGGGATAATTTCAATACTGTCGATTTTTAAATTCGGAATGTAGGTGTCTACCGCTTGTTGAATTTCGGCTCTAATAGCTCCAAATGTCGGTCCGTCCAAAGGTTCGAAAATAAAATCATATAAACGAGTACCAAAATCAGGAAGAAAGTATCTTGATCCCTTCCTTGTGAGAAGAAGATGGATGAGGTTGGATCTAATTTCCTGTTCGGGAGTTTCAGTCAGTGCCAAATAGTCACCTTTGAGTGAATCCCTAAAAGGAAATGCTATACCATAAGTTTTTCCGTTTGCCATTACAGATAAATATAGTATAGTAAATTTTTATAAATAAAAAACCCAAACCACTATGCGGTAATTTACGTATAACAAAACTCTACTTTTAATTTAATCCTTTTCTAAAACTCCTGATTCCTCTTTTTCCTTTCATACTCAAGCTCATACTCACGCTTAGCATCACAATCGTAAGACCATTTTTCGGAGTTTTCTTTCATAACGGCATCAAGGTATTTTTGTGTGGACTCATCAGATTTTGTTCTATGAAATTCATTTTTCATGTTAAATAGGTCTCTTATACACAACACACCTATTATTGCATCGGCAGGTATTTTTTCATCAGTAACAATTGCTATTTTGGTATAATCGTGTTGTTTTTCATTATATAATGCTGGGTCATACCACCATTTGTTTTTTAATAATGTTGTATCAATAACCACAACCCCTTCAGTATCTCGTTGTGACCATATTTCATGATACCCATTCATGGCGAAAACACTACATGGGTATCTATAGTTAGTCCATTGTGAAGATTTTGAAGCACAATGAGGTTCAATACCATTATTGTAAATTAATAATGGATCTATAGTGGTGGAATGTAAAATATATTTTTTTAACTCCCCATCAGGTAACGGAATTGCATCGTCAAAACTATCCCACTTCCAGTTAGCTTCTTCCCGTAATATTCTTTTAATTAATTCTCTCATAGTAATAAATATTATTAGAAATAAAAAACCCCTACCACTATGTGGTAATTTACGTATAACAAAACTCTACTTTTAA